GAGTGCCCAAAGGCTCCTGGAATAGTTTCTACATCAAGTCTATATTGAGAAGAACCTACAGAATTATTTAAGAAGCTTCCACTTCCAAGTTTGTTTAAGTAAGTAATAACTTTTCTAGAAGCTAGAACTAGTTTATTACCACTATTGCCAGACTCAGGAGCAAAGAAATCTTCCATTGCATCTAAGAAAGCATCATAACCTGATGAAGAATAAGACATGTTATATACTTTGCCATATGTACTTGTGTAAGGTAAAATACCCCATGATGTTCTTAAAGGAGCTGAAGTTGCTTGCTCACTAGAAGAACCACCATATCCAAATAACATAGCTTGTTCTATATCCATCTTATGTTCCATTAGTTTATCTTGCCAAATTCTTTGAAATTCATTAGCAATACCTCTGTATTCAGTAGCCATAGCAGTTCCAGAAAAGATGTTCATACCAGTTTTGAAGATTTGACAGTATCCTTCTCTGTCATATAATTTATCTTCCCAACCAGTAGGACTACTAGTTCCTTCACCCCATGCACTACCAACTACAGTACCTTTATTATTTGCACTAAAAGTCAAAGTACCTGATGTTGGTGTATCTAAAGGTACAATCTCATCACCGCCACCTGTAACAGTAACAGTTGTTACACCATTAGTACCATCAGTACCAGAATGAGCAATAGTAGCGCCAGATGTGATTCTAAATCTATAAACGTTACCATCATCTGCTTTCATTGCAATAACTGCACCTGGAACAAGAAAATGACAAGCATTATTTGCTTGAATTTTACCATACTGGTCATATCCGCAATCTATTACAAGATTGTCTGAATCTGCATTAGCAATGGTAGGACCTGCTTCAAATGTCCAAGTTACAGAAGTACTAACTTCAAAATTACGTCTTTGCCACTGATGTCTTTGTTCAAGAAATTTGAACACAGGGTCATTAGTAGCTCTTTTTGCCACCTTCGATAAATATACGAAGAATGGACTTTGCACTGGAGCAAGCTCTGCAACACGTTCGCCGAAATTAAACTTTCGTCTAGTATCGTTAATATCGACACCTTGAACGTCATTACCAGCTTGACCTGAATAAAATGTTCCCATTCGATTCCATCCTTATTATGCCCTCTCTCAGCTGCCTTGGTAGGCCTTCGAGTAGAGCGGTTAAATTAAAATTACTTCCAAGGGTTTTTACTATTAAAATTCCCTATCATTGTGTCCATAATCTTATCTTCAAGTTTTCTACCATCAACATTAGTATTCCCAGAAGGCATTACTCCCATAGGAGATGGTACTTGCTGAGCGTTTTGTGTTTGTGTAAATGCAGGACTAGGTTGTGCAGGTGCAGGATTTTGCTGCGGTGCTGCATTTCCTTGTTGCATTCTATACAATTGGACAAGATTATCAACTGTTATTGAATTAGGGTCTGACATTTTTTTAACAAAATCAGCAGCTTCAGCCTCGTTCATGCCATAATTACCTCTAACATGATTTGTTATCTCTTGCTCTTGTTGTCTTACTTGAGCAGCAGCTTGCTGTCTTTTAATTTCATTTTGCCTTTCAGCTTCCATGTTATTAAGTTTTTCTTCAACAAGTGCAGTTTGATATTGTGACTTAATACTGTTGTATTCATTCATATCATCACGCCAATCATCTAATTCATTTATATACCTCGCGCTTGCACTAGAAGGGTCGCTGTAAGCTTCCTCTCTATTAAAACCATGAGGCATAGCAGGTCTTTCAGGTGCTTCAGGAAATTCCTCTTGTTGAGGTTGCTGAGGCATTTGTTGCTGAGGCATTTGAGTTTGTTGCTGTGCAAAAGCTTGAGTTTGTTGCTGTTGCAAAGTTTGTAGCTCGTTTTTATATTTATCAGCTTGAGACTGCCAATATTGATATCTTTTTTCATCATTATTAGCTGTCTGCTCAACATTTCCTTGGTTACTTACTTCAGGTTGTCCTTGTTCAGGAGCTGGTTCAGTAGTTTGTTCCTGATTAACATTGCTTGTGAAAGCATCATTTATATTGTCTGCAGAGCCCGTATCAAATACAGCTTCTTCTAAGCTTGTATATTGAGTATCATTACTCTCTACTGGGGTGTCTGCATTCGTATTATTATCTGACATTACTTTCTTCCTTTTTTCTTAGCTGCTCCTTTTCCACCAGAAGGAGGTGAGCTTGTTCTATTTGCCGCATCTTTTATTTGCGTTTTTACGGTGGCTAAACTATCATCAAGTCGTTTTTCATAAAGAGTACCTGCAGCTTTTGCTTTATTGCTAACCTGGTCTAGGTCTCCTTTGAATTTCTCAACTTCGACTTTCTTTCTAAGATTTACAGATTCTCTATCTCTAGTTTGTAAATCTCCTTTTAATCTTTTAATTTCTTCTCCAGCTTGAGCTAATTGGCTTTCTAGCTGTGCTATCATATCAGTTCTTTCTAATACGCCTTCCATATCAAATACTTCTGTTTTCTTAAGAACTTCTTGTTGGTCTATTAAACCTTTTTGATAAGCATCCATATAGAACTCAAGTTCAGCATATCTATTGCTTGGTAAAGTAGAACCTGATACAACTATCACATCATATAATCCTACGGTTATATCATTAACTAATTTAATTTCTTCTGTTTTGTCATCAACAAGTTTCTTATTAATAACATACTCATTAATAGAGTTATTAGGTTGTATAACTCTAAATACTTTCTTTTCTGTATATAACTGCTGCATTAAAGGTATGGCTACTTGACCTACTCTTACAAGTCCAGCTTCAATATCAGCTAACTTAGATTTCATTTTTCTTTGACCAAATTCATCAATAGATATAGTAGCTTTGTATGTTTGAGGAGCAGCCTGCGAATTTCCCATCATCATTTCATATAAACCTAAAGTATGGTCAATATCTGCCTTTGCAGATGTTTCATTTTGAAAAAGCTCATTTGGAAGAGGAGTTGGCTGAACTGGCAAAGGTGCTCCATCAGTAGGGTCATATGGTATAGCTACTCCAGGTTGAGCCCATTTTTCTTCAAAATCTCTCATATCCACACTGCCTTCAGGAACAAGTATTTTTGTATTAGTACTTGTAGTAGCATGTGCTATAATCAAAGAACGTGTTTTATTTATATATTCCTGCAATCCTTTAACCATTCTTACGTCACTCATTGGATAAGGAGTCCTAGTATGTATATTCATAATAGGAACTATAGGGTATTGATTTATAGGTAATATTCTTTTGTATAATAATTTATCACCTACGATAACACATTGTTTAACTTTTTTATTTTGTATCCTTACAATTTCTATTTGACCTTGTTGAACAAGCATTTCGTAAGTAATTTCCTGAAAGTCTATTTCAGTCTCAGGAACTTGCGCATCCTCAGTATAGCCCATTTCCATCATTTGAACAGCTTGTTGCTGTTTCATCATTTCTCTTTGCTCTAATAGCTGTTGATATAATTGTTGTGCTTGCTCTCCATCAGTTAATATTTGTCCATTTATAACCCATGCAGGCCTTCTTAAATAATTTTCATAATCTTCTTCGCTAAATACTTCTTCTCCACCAGAGAATTTTTCAAAAGTTCTAATCTCTTTTACATCAACCATTGAATATCTCTCATATCCCCTAATGTAATTTTGATTATCAAGTCTTCCTACATCTTCAGGAAATTGAGTTTCTCCATCATCTTCGCGTACGGTAGCGGGAGCATTAAAATCAAATCGGGTTCCTGAGTTGTCAGCAGCGTTATCAATAGCTGTTTTGTACATAGGGTACATTTTTTTAGCTTGGTCTTTAGTAAATAACTTAGAAACTATAATATTTTCAGCATCATCAAAAAACTTATGACGACTATTAGGGTCAACATAAACATCTAAAGGGTCTACATCGTGAAAACAAACCTCCCCTTTTCCATTGTCTTTCATGGGGTCTTGGTATACTTGAATGTATCCCACACCCATAACATAGTAGTCATCGACTACTTGTCTAATGATATCCCTTCCACCAGAAATATCATACATGTAAGACAGCAAAGCACTTATTACTTGCGCTATTTTATTATCAGAATCTTCTCTAGGAGCAACTCTAAAAGAAGGTCTATTAGCAGTAATCATAGCTTTAGCAGTTTCTACAGCTGGATGTATTCTATTAATAACTATAGGAGCCTGACCTCTTCCTTCTAATACTTCTCTTTGCTCAGCACTCCATTGTTTTCCTAACCTAAATTCTTTATCTTCTTTAGCTTGAGTAGCCCAAGTATCCCTCTTTGCAGAATACTTGTCAAACAAGTCTAAAGTATCATCAACTATAGATTTATTGGATTTTCCGTCTTTTTTGGTATATGCCATCTGCTTAATTTACGAATTACATAGTCATCCAGTCAAGAGTTTTCTTTTGATTCCTTAATTCTTCATCAGATAATAATGCAAAATCAGCTCTTCTGCATGGTTTTGCTCCATCTAATGCAGTCCAAACTGAATCCATTATATCGTCATGTTTTCCTTTAGGATATGACAAAAACTCTTGCTGTGCCTTTATATCTTCGGGTCTAAAATAAAATTGACCTTTGGCAAATAAAGGGACTAGCGATAGTAACCTTTCTGATTTACTGTTTCTTGGCTTTACACCAGATTCTAAACCTGGTATATATAAATTTTCTTCCCTCATAAGTTCTCTTACAGCCGTTCTTAAAGCTTCTTGATAGCCTACGGTTTCTACTTTAATTCTTCTAGGTTTAAACTTTTTATATGTATCTATTATTAATTTAGGCTGTTCTGCTGGGGATATTCTGTTTCTGTAAATATCTACAATATATTTGTTATTTTCATTATCAATAGCAATAGTGGTGATAACAAAATAATCAGCCCTAGCAGACAAAGAGCTTGCAGGGTCAACTCCAGTATATAATTCAACAGGTTTAATTTTTTCATTCTCTTTATCTCCATAGTTTTGAACTAAACAATTTTGTCCTTGTAATCTTTTATATTCCCAATTATGCATTTTTATCCAAGCAGGTTGAAATGGAGCGTCATCAGGAGATTGAGCTATATTCATATACTCCTGGAAGAACCCATTAATATTCCCTACAGACTTAAATTCTTCTTTTATTCCTAATATTCTTTCTCTAGGAAATCTTTCAGGCCATATGCTTTTTTCTTCGTCATCCCATATAGCAAACCATAGTACATGCCATGCAGTTGACTCTTTAGCCCAACATAAAAAGCAATCTTCTGATATAACAGTTCCAATCATAGCTATCTTGCCTTCATCAGACAAAGATGGTATAACAGCTTCTGTTAACCATTTTCTATTTTTAGCTCTAGCTTCTGGTGTGAAGGCATTAAGCTCTGATTCAAAATCATCTACTACAATTAAATTAGGACGAGTATCTCCTTGTAGGAATCCCCTAACTCTTTGACCTGTACCAACGGCAACCATTCTAGTCCCATTAGCTAATATAATATCTGTATGTGTCCATCTAGAAGCTGTCT